TAACTAGTCTAGTTTCTTTTTCGTTGAGTTTGTTTAGTATAAGTTCCATTGATTTTTCGAGAGAATTTACTTTATTTACTAACAAATTATTAGTATGAATTAATTCTTTAATAAGTTCATCGTTATTATTTGTTTGCTCACCAGAAATTTTAGATTTTAAAATTTCATTTTCTAGTAATAATTCACTTACTTTGTAATTATAATTATGTGAATTGTCATCAATAATTTTCAGCAAAGTTTTGTACGTTAAATGGATACCAATTAAAAATAATTCATTTTCCGTTTCATGTCCTGACAAATTAGTAACTTTATTTGGATGAATAAGAGTATGATGATGTAAAAAATTTTCAAAATCTTTAGATTTGTCAACTTGAAAACAATCTAAAAGAAGACATTCTTCGTATTTTGCTTTATGTTCGTTGTATCTGTTTTGGACACCTTTTCTTGATTCGCCAATTTTTACAACATATGTATTATTTTGGAATGTTTTTACTTTAATAATGTAAATTAATGGACCTGATGTCGCATATTTTTTTAGTAAGAATTTTTCATTATCTAATTCTCTCTGTCTGATTAATTTTTCTTCCATTTCTTTATTTTTATTTTCTAATTTAAGGACTTGATTTTTCAATTCTTCACATTCTTCTTTTGTAATTTCAAACATAATATTTTCTAGTTTTATAAAATAATCATGAATTTCATCTGCTTTTTTAGTTTCTGCTTTTAAACAAAATTTTTTGAAGGTTTCAACATTTAACATAAATGTTTCTTTGTTGTGACCTCCTTTGGTGTGAGTTGTTTGCTTTGCCGATTGGCAAAGCAATAATTTATAGTCTTTGTTTAATATAAAATTTTTTTCAAGAAGTCTTTTTGCGTTGACCTTTTGACCAAATCCAAGCCAGTTCCATACATTGTCTAAATCAATCACAAAATCTGTTGATTCGTACTTTAAATAGCAATAAAAACTTGATAAAAATAATTGTTGTTCATAATTAGTAAATTGTGCTTTTACTTTATTTATAAATTTGCTTTGATAATCACCTGAAAACTTGGTCATTGGGTCGCTTTCAATGAGTTGTACGATGTCTATGCTCATTTTATAGATATATTACATGAATTGTCTTTATATTGTTTTTTGATTTAATAATCAAAAACCAATACATATTAGTTTTATTATAAATTTTCTATTTTTAAATTATATTTTTCTTCAATTTTTTCATACAATTTTTCAAGTTCTTCTTGTAAACTATATTCGTCTGGCAATACCATTTTAATATTTAATCTTTTTCCATCAACTCGTTTTTCAAAAATTAGATGAGGTTTCTCTCTACAAGAAGTTAATGAAATATATTTTGGCAATTGTGTCTCTTCTTTGTTTGGATAAATATTATGTTCTAAATCATCAACAATTTTATTAGCTTGGTTTAATTTGTCTTGTATTGAAACTTTGTTAGATTTTGTTGTAATCCAACATTTGTCTAATTTTGGATGTTTTTCAACTTTAAAATACTCTCTTTGTTTTTTATGTTCTTTATCTAGCCATTCATGATAATAAACTACATATTTTTTCATCATATTTTGTGTAATTCCTTCTGGTAAATCTTTAGCATTATGTTTTCGTTCTCTCTTTGTATTAGGTAAAATACCTTTACAATTGCCATGTTGTATTTGAAATGTAGCCAATCTTAAATTATTATAACAATTGTTTAATTTATCTCTATCAATATGGTCAACGCTTATGTTTTTTGTCCCTTTTCCATTACCATAGCAATTCATAATTACTTGGTGCATAGATAATTTGTTACTCCCAGTTATGTAACCATTTGCTGATAAAACCCAAGTAATTTTTATGTTATTTTCTCTTTCATAATCTAATATTTTTTGAAAACTCAAATGGCATAATTTACATAAAGCATTCTTTTCACAATACATTAATATAAATTCTTCATTTTCATTATTTATAACTTTCCAAAAAGGATTTTTAAAATGATACGCGTTTATGCCTTTTGACTTTTTATGTCCCTCGTCAAACTCAATAATAGTATAATTATGTTCAATATAAATTTTGCTTGCTTCAAAATCCATTGTATTCATATTATATTTTATTATAAGATGAATATTTAATTCAATTTTATTACAATATAAAATGTATAATAAGTAACCGTGCGTTTAATTTGAATAAGCACTCTTATTCCCAAAAGTTTCCAATTGGGGAGGACTGTATCTTAAGCCAACTCTGGTTGATTAGACCTTCATTGTTGACCCATATCCGTTCAGTCTCTGACACCCTACCATTTCCTATCATAACGGAATTAGGTAGTAAGTATGCGGGTTGCCCAATCTTTTTCATTGTTACCATACCCAAGTTCATTACTCTTGGCCAGATAAAACTTTCGTTTTTATCTTTGGTAGAAAAAGCTCTAAGGGGTTTCCCGAACAACAAGATATGTCGCAATAGTCAATTTGTAACAAAAAAACTATCACTAGCAGTTGGGCTGGGATAAAATTTGCGACGCCCAAAATGGTTTTCTATAGTAAGAAGTCGCATTACTATAGCATACTGCTTTTCGGACCTGATTAGACGAATTAACATTCGCAGGTTAAGTCCTCCCATACCGCTCATAATTCTAAGAACATTATAATTGGTAGCATAAACTCGAACTTTAGCAGTCTTAGTTCCTTCAACTGTAGCATTAGACAAGACCAATTGAAGTGTCGCGTTATCAATTCGCGAAAAATTACACGTGCCGCTGGGTTGGTGTTCTTCTGGTCTTAGGGCAAATGAGTAAACATTAATACCTTCATCTGGGCAACGAGTATGTGCTTGATATGGTTGAACCCAAGAGAAATAAGAACCTTCACGTTCTGAGAAACGGTCTTGTCCATTGAGTTGTAGTTTAGCAGTAACAACTGGATTCATACCCCAACAATGCATGTCAAGAGAAGTTTCAGAGAGAACAAAGGTTCCAGCATCAGACACACCAGAGTTTTCAAGATGTGGTGAAGTAGTGCCAGATTGAAGTTGTTCAACAACAGAAGCAGGGAGACCAGTGGTGTTTAGTGGAACTTGTGGTCCTCCAAGATTGGCTTCATTGTAAGGGTTGGAAGGTCCATGCCAGTAACCAGTGAATCCGGCAAATTGGGCGGCTGGTTGATAATCAAGAGCACCAGCATCTTGGAATAATCCACGTGCGTCAATATAAGCACGAGAATCAGCCGCAACAGACGCAGGACCTCCAAAAGCATGAATAGCATTTGGAAGAGCATCAATCGCGTCAGTGTAATTGAATGGTTGAGCACCAAGAACCTTGAACAAAAGAGCGTCGCAAGTCAATGAAGAACAGTAATCGACATTTTGGTCAGGTTGGACGACCCAAATCAATTCCTTCACAGGATGATTGAAGTTCAACTTAATCTTATTCGATGAAGAACCGACAGATTCATCACCAGTGAATTGAAGTTGAGTAATCAAGTATTCATGTGGATTTTGTGCCATTCTTCGACGTTCATCAGTGTCGAGGAACACATAATCAACATACAAAGATGCGGCAACAATTGATTGGTTGTAAGCAATAGTGGCAGGAACTGGACGACCAACAGAGTATTGGCTTTCAGCACCTCCATAAGGATTGCTGTTACAGTTCAATGTAGTAACAGCCCATAAACATTCGTCAATTGGACGAATATCAAGATTGATTTTAACTTCGTGATATTGCAAGGCGATCAAAGGCAATGCTAGACCAGGATTGGTACAGAACCAAAATTGGAGTGGAACATACAAAGTTGTTTCTGGAAGAGCATTTCTTGGAGCACAAACTTGACGTGGAGCAAGTGAGTCACAAGGAGATTCAACATCAGAGAAGGAAGGGTCAGTGATGAAGGTTAGTTGAGTGGTATTACCAATCATCTTGAAATATCCACGTTGTTGTTCAGCAGTCATTGTCAATTGGTTCCAAATATGCATCCAATCACCATATTGACGGTCAATTCGTTGACCACCAATTTCAACTTCAACTTGGGCAATCAATTGTTCGCCGGGATAATCTAGCCAACGGGCATATACACCAGTGTTTTGTCCAGTAGTATAGTTTCCAAGACCCATAAGTTGATTGATTTCTGGAAGAGTTACTTGTAGATAAGTACGGTATGCAAGGTCACCATTTCTTGAAATGACACATTGAACTCTGCGTCCAAAGTCTGCTTGACCATTGAATGTTTGTTCAATAGATTCAATAGCAAAGTTAGTATATCTACGATAAGTAACCTTCCAAAAAGTGATTTGTGGATTTCCAGTTAGAAAGACGTCTTGTGCGCCATAAGCAACTAATTGAAGTAATGCACCTCCCATTTTTATAATATTGCTAAAGAAAAAAATTTTGTGGAATTTAAATTTATTATTTTTAATTCCACAAAATAATATTTTTCATATTTATATTATGTAAATATTTTATTTAAATCTAAATTCGTCTTCATAAATTTAAGCAAATAACTTTCTTCAAGCACTTCTTTTTTATTACCGTGATTTTTTACAAATATATATGAATCACCACGTTTTTTTACAGACCATCCATGTTCTATTGAATTATAAATTAAAACCATTTTTTGAAATTTTACTGCGTCAATTTTTACATTATCATTTTCTAAATCTCTCAAAGAATCTAAATTTATTTTTAAATCCATTTACTTTATATTTGAAAAGTTTTATAATGTTTAAACTTATATAAAAAATTGAGAACTTTATAATTTTTATACTTATATAAAGATTATATAAAAACAAAGTGTATAATACTTATTATGGAAAATAAAATTCAATTTGAAACAATTGACAATATGGATTTGTGTATTATTGAAGAGAAATCAAAAGATATAAAAATAATTGATCATGTTGATTTATTTATTATTGAAGAGAGAACAAAAGATATTGGAAAAATAAATAAAGATTTACATCAAATCAATGAAATTTATATTGATTTAGCTAAAATAGTAAATCAACAAGCACCAATGGTTGATAAATTACAAACAAATGCAGTGAAAACCAATGGAAAAACTAAAGAAGGGTTGAAACATATTACAAAGGCAAATCAATATAATAAATCAAATTATTGTATTATTTCATAAACAACTATTGTGTAAATTACAATTTATCAATTATAATTTATTAATGTTATATATGAAAAATGAATATTTACGAGCATTTATTATAGGGTCATCTTATCCCGTTTTTTTACCATTTTTTTATTCAGTATATCAATTTCATCCAAGTAAATTTAATTTTCATTATGATATTTATACATTTTTAGCTCCCATAGGATTAGGTTTTTTTAATGTATTTTCATTATTTTTATCAAAATCTTTAAATATTTCGAAAAAAATGCGTTTTTTATTAATTAGTTTATTAGCACCAACTATTGTTTTATTTTTAGTAACTTTTTTAAATATATATAATTACAATTTAAAAGAATGGTTTACTCACATTTTCAATCTTTATTTATTATATTTCTTCATATTTAATATTGTTGTGTATTATATTGATAAAAATATCTAAGAATATGTGTTTACATTTATAAATCGTGCCAATGTTTTGAGCAATTTTCATTTTTACATAGTTTATGTGTGTCATTTGTGTATTTATCCCAAAATGGAATGGCGTCTGGATTATTCTCACCAATCATATGTTTATGTTCGTCTATTTGTGATATACCCAATACACCAGTTTTTATATAAATATCTTTTACATAATTTCTTAATTCGGGGTTTATCATATGTCCGTAACGTAACATAAATCTATCTGGTATGCTATTATAAGGATTAGACCATCTAGTAGAGCACGCTACAGATATTTCTGTCTTATTATATACTGAATGAAACCATGACTTTGGATTATATAATATATCACCTTCTTTAATATCTACTTCATATCTTTCAGCGTATTTTATTAAAGGAAAATTATATTTAATATTTTCCATTTCATTACCCATATTCATATTTAAAAACCTACTTTCACTTGCCATATAAATTCCTTTTTTTTGAAAATTTGGATATAACAAAGCCAATTGATTTGGATTAAAAAACGTCCATCGTTTCTCACCTTCTATCATTATGAAAAAATTATTTGTATATGCCGCATGTAAAGCTGTTCCAGAACCTTTTGTAACACCTACAAACAATTGCTTACTATCGTTGGACATAAAATTATTTATATTTTTTCCTATTATTTTCATATCATCATCCGGCAATAAATCATGATAATAATAAAATAAATTGGTAGAATTTGTTATATAACATTTATTTTTTACAATGTTATTAAATTCAGTAAAAACATTATCAGGACAGCTTTTCTCTTGACTTGGACTCATATAAACTTTATTATTACCTACTTTTTCCATTAATTTGTCAAATTTCATTGTTTCAAAACATTTTAAATTTATGCCTCTCATTACAAATGGATGGTCGTTTAATAAATAAAACATAACTTTTCTCTCGAAATCTGAATCATTTACATATAATATTTCAATAGGTGTAGGTTGCTCACATATTTTGGCATTTTCATTTAACCATTTTAAATTTCTATCACATATTTGAATAATTTTATCACGATTTAATAAATTATTTCCAGTAGGAATTCTCTCAAAAATTGCATTATTGAAATCTGCGTAAAATTCCAAAGGCATTACTGGTCTAAATCCATATTTCATAGGTGAACAATATTCTGGAATAGTTTTCCAATATAACCCGTTTAATGAATAGATATCATATAACATAAAAGCAGTATTAATTAAAATAATTCGTCTAAAAACAAAAAATAAAATTAATGCAATTAATATAATAAAAAAAATCTTTTTTCTCTTCATAATTTAAATAAATATTATTTTCTTTATTATAATATTTGAAATGAATTAGTATTATAATATCTTCTATAAAATTTCGAATAATGTAATTCTTCATTTTCTAATTTTGAAAGAGTTGTTTTTACAATATCACCATTATTATTTGAATAATAAATATTTTTTATTTTGTAACCTTTTTTGTATGGCAATTGTTTAATATGTTGAATACAATTCGCACAAGGTTTTGATTCTTGTAGTTTATTATTTCTTGAAAAACGAATTACTAACATATCTACTTTTTCCAAATTTTTATTGTTTTTTGACATTTTTGGGTTTGGTTTAAGTTTGTTAATAGCATCTTCTTCAGCGTGGACGCCTGGATTATTTGTATCTAATTCACCCATTTTATTAAACCCACCCATTTGATTAAATCCATTACTTAAAATTCTAACCTTTTTCAAGGCATTTTTTCTTGCTTTGAAAAATACATGAAGCGTGATTATAATTGCCACATAAACAAGAATTTATTTTATTTGTTCCCAACTCATAAGAAGAAATATCTGTATCACACGGCAAGCAAAATCGCTTAATAAATAAATCGTCAATTATTCTCAACATTTTTTTTATATTATTTTTATAAATTTTATTAAATAATATCAATTTTTTTATTTATTGAGAGATTTTTTATTAAATATTATTAAAAAAAATAACTAATTAAAAAAAAACAAAATATAATATAAAAAGAAATATGCCAAGTTTTAAACCAAAACCAAATAAAAAAATTAAATTCAATAAAAAATCTACAATAACATTAGATTCAAAGCATAAAGAATATTTGAACGAGTTTTCAAAAGATGATGAAAAAATGGTTTCTTACAAAAAGAAATTAAATGAACTAAAAACACAATTAGAAAATGAAACAAATATAGATAATAAATTGGAAATCCTTGACCAAATTGATGAACTAAAAACAAATATAAGAGAAATAAAATGTAAAAAGAAAAATTATTATTTAAATAATTCTAAATATATATTTGAATATTTTGAAAATAAAAAAAATATTTCAACTGGTATAAAAACAAATACAATAAATAACAAAACCAAGTTAATAAACAGTTTTTTCAAAATAAAAACAGAAAATGAATATGAAAATCCAAATATAAAAGAAAATGAAAATATTGCCTTAAAATATTTGAGTAATGTAAGTGAAGATTTTTTGGATGTGAATCGATTTATTTATCAAACAGATATATGTCAATGTTGTTTTAAAGGTGAATTATTACCATTAGAAGACGAAGGTATATTAGTATGTAATAATTGTTCTGTTTCAGTTCAATATTTAATAGAAAATGAAAAACCATCCTATAAAGAACCACCAGTCGAAATTTCTTCATACGCATACAAACGTATTAATCATTTTAAAGAAATATTGGCACAATTTCAAGGCAAAGAAACTACACAAATTCCAAATGAAGTGATTGAAAATATAAAACTTCAAATTAAAAAAGAGAGAATAACAATCTCTCAAATTACCAACCAAAAGACCAAAGATATTTTGAAAAAACTTGGTTATAATAAATATTATGAACATATTCCATTTATTAAAGATAAATTAGGAATACCACCACCTGTTATGGAAGTCGAGTTGGAACATAAATTATGTAATTATTTTATGCAAACACAAGCACCATATTCAAAATTTTGCCCCTATGACCGTGTAAATTTTTTAAATTATTACTATACCGCCTATAAATTATGCGAATTGTTAGGCGAACATAAGTATTTGAAAGATTTTCCTATGTTAAAAGACCCTGAAAAACGAATGGAACAAGATTACATATGGAAACAAATATGTCAAGAATTAGATTGGGAATTTATACCGACTGTATAAATATATTATTTGTTTATTATATATGTCATTTAGACAATTTGGCGGTCTAAATTATTCCGCAAAAAATAATGCGGTTTCTGGAAATTTAAATACTACGAATTTATTATTAATCAAAAGACAATTAGGGCAGTCAAATTCTATTATTAATTACGCGAGTGATATTAGTGGAAATTTAATAATATATGGGGATTGTAATGTCACTGATGACCTTAATGTTGGTGGAAAATTAACTATAAATGGCACATTGAAATTAAACGGAAATCTTGACATATCAGGTAATATAACGTGTAATAATTTAACCGCAAATAATTCGATTTCATCATACATAATTCAAAGTAATAATGGATATGTAAATGATTTATCGTGTAATACAATTTCTTGTAATAATGGATATGTAAATGATTTATCGTGTAATAATATTTATTGTAGTAATGGATATGTAAATGATTTATCGTGTAATAATATTTATTGTAGTAATGGATATGTAAATGATTTATCGTGTAATAATTTACAACTTAAAACATTAGACGTTTCTGGAAATACAAATTTATGTACGTCTTCAGGAAAGGTAGGTATAAGAAATTCTAATCCATCATATACTCTTGATGTTACAGGAAGTATAAGAACAACTGATAAATTATATTACACAAAATGTTTAACAAGTGAATTGACAGATTCCAGTTATAATTGGAAAAGTTTAACAGAAACAAAAAAAAATACTTTAACAACAATTGATTTAGACGCAAATTCTACTTATATTGTCTCATTTAATTTTGTACCAGACCAAAGTGAAGTATATGTTTTGGCAATTTGGACGGATAATCCTTTAATTTATCCTTCTGAATCCATCAAAAATGGGGATTATAAAATTACAAGTCCATTTTCTAATGAAAATATAGGATATTGTTATGCTTGTGCTGTATTTAGGAATGGTAATTGGGATTCTGGTGATAGTTATATTCATGGTGGTTCTTGTAATGTTATTATAAAAAATGGCAGTAATAGCAGTTTTATTAACAAATTATATTTTCAAGTTTATTTTACTGGTGACCCTTCACAAACTAACGCAAGTTATAATGCTTCTTGTTTGCTAATATCATCAAACTAAGTTAGATTTGTAAGGGAAAAGTTGTGTGAGTCTTGTATTATAAATAGAATAATTTGGGTCAATATGATTACATCCGATACCGCTTCCACCTGTAAATTCGTTGTTTTTATTTTCAAACAATTTTTCATTAATTATTTCAATAAATATAATGTCTGAAACAAATGGTTGTGTAGTTTGATTTTTGATAATTGTTACTTTTTTTAAAATGTCGTCTAAAGGTATATTAAAATCATTAAAAATTTGGATTTGCTCTTGTGTAAAACCTTCATTTTGTAATTTTTCTAAATCTAATAATCCGCCTTTCATAATTTTTTTTTTATAATTTATTTTTTTAGTTTTATTTTTCCTCTTCAATTTTTTATATTTTCTTTTTGTCATTATTATATATAATGACGAAAAAATCAATCAAATAATTAAAAATTTACATCAGCCAACCAGATAATTTAGCTCCAATACCAAAACCAGCACCGCTTCTTGCGCTTACTCCCATTGAAGGAATATAAGTATCTAAAATGCTAAATGTTGCTGCAGCAGTTAAAGCAAGTAATATAATTTCTTCAATATTCAAAGAACGTTTTGGAATAGCATAAGCAGCAATTGCTACCATTAAACCTTCCACCAAATATTTAATGATTCTTTTTACTAGTTCAGCCACATTAATTAAACCCATTATATAAATTGAAAAGAAAAAATATTCTTTAAAAAAATGTTTGTTATTAATTGATTTTTTCATAATTAATTGATTTTTTCATAATTAATTGATTTTTTTATAATTAATCAATTATTAAATAAATAACTTAAAAACAATATAATAAATACATTATATGAAAAACACAAGTAAACATTCAAAAAAAGGTTATAGACAAAATCCAAATGGAAATAATGGAAATAATGAAAATAATGTCAAAAGAGGTTTTGAGAGAAAAATGGTTGGAAATGAACCTAATCCTAAATATGTTGATATGTTGTCTGTTGATGAACCAATTGCTGGACAAAAATATGTCTGCGTATCATTTTGTTCCCCAGAAAATATACTAAAGAAAAAGGAAATTTTTTTCTTTGAACAATTCCTAAAGAAATGGGATTTTAATAAATCGATGGAAAAGTTTTTCCAATTTTTAAGTTTTATTTCTTATAAATATAACATTTCAATGGAAGATATTAATAAAGATTTTCAAGATTTTGTTAAGGAAGAAAGGGAAAATTTAATTAAAAATTCTCTCGATGACGATTATAAAACCTTTTTGGATAATAATGAAGAAGAATTACAAAAAATGTTTGACAAAGAACATGAATTCCAAACAAATGTGCGCGGTATTAAAATTAGAGGTGTTTACCCTACACAAGAGGAAGCTGAATTACGCGCAAAGATGTTACGTGATAATGATGGACAGGAATTATTGATTGGAGAAGTTGGTTTATGGCTCCCTTGGGAACCTGACGCATATAAAACAGGTCGTGTTGAATATATGGAAGAAGAGCTCAATCAATTGATGAAAGAAAAAATGAAAAATGAGGCAAACGCAAAGAGCGAGTTTGAAAAGCGTATAAAGGAAGCTAAACAAAAAGCGATTGAAGAGAATATTAAAAATGCTGAAAAATCTGGAAATGTTTTATCGCAAACTATTGATGAAAATGGAAATTTAGTTGGTGTCAATAATGTTAACACGCAAGAATTTTCATTAGGTGAAAAAGAAAATATTTCTAGTGCTGATATATGTAAAGAATTATTTGAAGGTGAAAATATTGTGGTGGGAAAAACTGATTATGGTCAAAGTGAATTGATTTCTGGACCATTTGCTAGTAGAAAATAAATTAATAAATAAATTAATTAATAAATAAATTAATTATAATATAACAATTATATTTTTGTTATATTATTTATAATAAATAAGCACATAAAATATCAGTAAGAATTCCTTTATCTGATAAAAAAAAAAGAAAAATCTTGCTTTACCAATTGGTAAAAGCAAGTTTTTTCTTACCATTTAGTACTTTTTTTAACATTTATTTTTGGTCCAGCACCACGCTTTTTGGTCTTATTTGGGTCATATTGCTCTTCTTGGTCTTCATCTGGTAATCCTTTTGATAATTCCCAGAATTCTTTAGACCCCAGACGGAAATCGTTATGATTATCTGCTTTATACCAAAAAACTTGGTCTTGTAATTTGTTTGACTTGGAATTGTTGTTTATCACCAAACACTCATAATTTTCAGTACATTGATCCATCACTTGACAAAACGCTTCAAATGTCGGAAACATACCAGCATAATTTTCATAAATTCGCTTTCTATTTGCGATGTAATTTTCGCGAAGAATAAAAACATAATCTATATTGGTTCTAAGTGTGGGAGGAATACCCAACGGATATTGCATTGTGATGACTAACATTACCTTCCAATGACGCCCATTCATGAAGAGTAGACGCATCAATTTGTCACGAGACCAAGTGTTATCATATAAACAATCGTCCAAAATTACAAAAGCACGAGGGTCAATTGTTGACCTTTTATACGCTTCCATTTCTTTTTTGACTTGTTTCAATACAGTTCGTTGTCGTTTTAAAATATTTTCAATAATTGCCGTGTTATATTCATTATGTATAAATAATCTTGGCACCATTTTGCCGTAAAAACCGTTCCCTTCTTCTGTCCCAGATATTACTGTTCCAATCGGAATATCTTGTTGGTAATATAATACATCACGCACTAAAAATGATTTACCAGTGTCACGCTTACCTATCAATACAATAACTGGTCCTTTATTTTCATTCGGTTTGAATTGAATACTCTTCATATCAAAACGTTTTAATTCTAAACTCATTATATTATTTATTTAAAGAAAAAATAATAAATTATAAACGCAAAAACATTACTAGTAAAACATTACTAGTTACTTATTACATAATCTGTTTGGGCTTTCTCTTTCTTTTCTTTTGATTTATTTTCATTTTCCAAAAATTTTTGGTAATTTTTTTCCATTGTATTTAGATTACTTACACAACCTCTAGTTGATATTTTCAATTGTACGATTGACGTCAATAATAATCCCGTGTATATATACCACATTGCTTCGCCTATATTATCGCGTGTTACTACTACTTCAAATAATCTATTTTGTATATCAGTCGTTTTTTCATTATCCGTTTGATATTCACTCTTCATTAATGGTCTTAGAATATTCCAATATTGTTCAAAATTCGAAGGGACTATTTGATTTATTAATATTGAATTATTTCCGCATATTTTAAGTATCATATCTGACGCAGTTTCCATTGCCTTTCTCTTATCTTCACTTATATCAGCACCTATTAAATTTGCAGACTCTTTATTTACAAGTAATTCTTTTAGCAATTTACTTGCTGTGTTTGATACGTAAAAATAACCTACAACGTCTGAAAAAGCACTTTTAAATCCGGGATATATTGTCAAAATTAATATTACCACACCAAATATTAGAGTATATGGTAAAAAAGTAAAAACGCCAGCCGCCCCCATATTTTCGGTAATATTTCCGCCACATTTATTTGCGATGACATACGAATTTACGATGAATTGAACCAACATAACCATTAAAAAATATACAGCTAAATACATATAGGAATCGCTTAAATACTTTTTGTAAAATTCTTCATTTTTGTATAAGTTATAAGGTAAGGTTGGTTTCAAAACCATATAATAAAACAATGTTGTCAATAAAAAAGTTACTATATTAAGGTATGAATTGTTTGACATATAAATAATATGTATAATTTAATTTAATATTTTAACTATATTTAATATGGATTTTAATAAACCAATACTTACAGAACCGGGCGTCAAATATTTTTTAAATGAAGCGTTAAAACAATCACATATTATTAAAGAACAATTTCATAATACCATTTTTAATATTGGAATGTTTCTTTTATTTTTAATTATTTTAGGAGGGTGTTTAATTTATAAATACAAAGGTAAATTAACACCTGTTGAAATGGCACAAAAACAGCGTGAAAAACAACAATATATATTAGAAAAAATAAAAAATTTTCAAATTGCTAAACAAAGAGCACATCAACAATTGATTACTGGATTACCTTATTGGGAAAATGAGTATTTATCGCAAAAAGAAAATATAAATAAATATATATAAAATGGCAACGGCGAATAAAATTGACCCAAATGAAGCATTAAATGAATATTTTGGATTGAAACAAAAATTTGAGAAAGAATTGAGTAATTTTAAGAAAAAAATTATTGGAAACAATGGATTAAGTAAAAAAGAAAAGCGGGACCAATATTTAAAATTTAAGCCTAAATGTGTTAATTGTAAAAAACCTTCCAAAAAAGGCACGATTTTTTCGGTAGAATATCGTAAAAATGAAGATGAAGTGGCTGGTCATCGCATTTATAAATGTATTTGTGGTAATTTGACAGACCCATGTAATTTAAACATTGAAATCTCAATGGGCGAGTATGAACCTTTTGACAAATCTTTACAATTTGTAAGAAATGAAATTACAGAAAATAAAAATAATATTATTGATGATAAAAATAAATTGCTGTTTGGATTGATTACAAGCGAACAAGCTATTAAAAATTTTGATTTTCATAAAAACAACATTTCTGAATATACCAATTTATATGAAGCACTTTTGGATAATTATAATAAAATTGTCGATAATATAGACAAAAAAATAGAATTAGACGATTCAACTGTAATTATGTATGAAAATATAGATAAAATTAAAGAATGTATTACTAAAATGAGGCAAACAAATGATGAAAAATTTGCAAGCGATGCTGCAGAAATTTATGTAACTGTATTATATCCATTACTTGTAAAAATACGAAATTTAAAATACAATGTAAATGATGTAGTTTTTGATGAATATTATAATATTTATCGTCTTATTCAAGAGAAAAATAATATCAAAAATTTATTAATACCTGCTGATGATAGTGTAATTCATTTTGATGTTGGAATCGCAAAGAAAAAGGCAAAACCTATACAAATTATAGTTGAAGATGAAAGTAGTCAACGTGGTGGTCGTAAACTATACGACGAAGATGAAGAAACAAACGACGAAGATGAAGAAACAAACGACGAAGATGAAGAAACAAACGACGAAGATGAAGAAACAAACGACGAAGATAATACAGATTATTATGAATAAACCACCTAAAAATACTTAATTTTATTTAGGAAAAAATAAATAATTTAATACACAAATAATTATATAAAATATATATAATGTTTCAATATATTTCTATTCCAGTTTTCCTTTTAAGTTTCGCAGTTGGGTTAATTTTTATTTATTTATTAGGACCAGAAATGAAATCAGTATATGTATATCCAAGTCCAGAAAATATTGACAAATTTATGGTTAAAGATAAAGCCAACAATTGTTTTACATTTCAAGAAAAAACGGTTCAATGTCCCAAAGATGACACATTGCTATCATCAATTCCAATACAATTATAAATAATTTTATCATTATATATTATTATATGGCAATCCATTTGGAAAAATTTATTCATACAAGCACTGGTAGAATTATGATGTCCCTTATTCTTGGGTTTGGGTTAGCTTCATTATTTAGAGCAGTTTGTAAAGATAATAATTGCCTCACATTTTATGCACCACCCATCGACGAATTGAAAGAAAAGATATATAAAAGTAAAGACAAATGTGTACAATATGTGCCTGTTCCTACAAAATGTTCCTTGAATTCTAAAGTTTTAACTTTTGAATGAGAGAAAATAAGATAAATTGCGTATTTTTTGTTTCTAATCATTCTTTAGAATAGTTATGAGTGACACTACAAATATTCACGATTTACCTATTGACCCTGCTGTTGGTGGAAATGTTCAAATTCGCGCAGAAGAAATTCAAAGAAGTCAGCAACAGCAAAATGAAGAAGTTTCATTAGACCAATCTACTATTAATCAATTAGTTTCTGGAATGCAACAAGCATATATATCAGGTGTTACACAACTCCCATCGAGAGATATTCCTATGAATACATCTAATGTAAGTATAGACCCGCAAACTGTTCCAAATTATGTTCCACAACAACCAAATCATAATGACTATATTCGAAATTACGAAACTTCAGAAGACATTGTAAATAAATATAATAAAAATAGACTCATAAATAGCACGATTGACAATGTGTATGATGAAATTCAAGCACCCTTAATGATTTCTATTTTATATTTTCTATTTCAATTGCCTTTTTTTAAAAACTTAATTTTCAAATATTTGAAATTTTTATTTTCAAGCGACGGAAATTATAATTTTAATGGCTATTTATTTATAAGTGCCTTATTTGGTTGCGTATTTCATTTATTAATGAAAATGACATCTTTTTTTGGGAAGTTTTAGAGAGAATTTATTGTTTTTTCAAATTATGTATAATATTTCTAATTTATTTGTATAATAAATTATAAATGTCCATTTCAAATTATGTTATAAAACTAATTGAAAATTTACCTGAGCCTCCTCAAACCACCCAAAAAATAGACCTTATTTTAGATGGAGGGATTTTCAATGGAAGTTATTTAGTTGGTGCCTTATATTTTTTACAAGAAATGGAAAACAGAAAATATATTTCTATAGAGAGAATTTCAGGTTGTAGTATTGGCTCCTTAGTAGCTTTTTTATATTATATTGATGGCTTAGATTTAATGCCACAATTATATGAAATTATTACGAAAAATTTCAAAAAAAATTATACACTACGTTCCATCAAACATATAAAAACTTATTTACATTCTAAATTACCAGAACAAAATAGCGAAAATGAGAGAAAATTATGTGAAAAAATAAATGGTAAATTATATATTTGCTTTTATAATGTAGAAAAACGGCAAAAAATAATAAAACACCAATACAAAAATGTAGACGATGTTATTGACACTATAATAAAGTCGTGTTTTGTCCCGTTTTTGATTGACCACACACTTATTTATAAACGAAAATATACTT